GCAAGATTCACTTCGTCTGGAAGCCAGTGCATGTGTTGCTGGCTCTTATAGTGTTCAAATGCCCACGGGTAATTGAACGGCTTGTAGTACTCTCTTTCTTCCAATAAATTATGCATTTACTTCTCCTAGCCACTCTAATATAGCGGCGCTATTGTGTACTCCAACCTTTCTACGAATTTCGTTTTCATCTTCATCAACGAGTACCATTGTCGGTACTCCTCGAATTAAGTGTCGCTGAGCCAGTAGAGGTGTTTCCTCAATATCAACCTCTACTAACTCATAGGGTAGTTCCATGCCATCAAGCGTCTTTGATAGCATTTTACAAGGGTTACACCATGTTGCACTAAATTTCAATATTTTCATACTAGCCCTCACAAGAAAGGCAAATGCTTTCATCTATACTTGCAAACATGTACTTTCTAAGAGCTTCGTCAGAAACAGTTTCAGCTCGTTTCATTGCTTCACTTCGTAGATAATACATTGTCTTTACGCCTTGTTTCCATGCCATCATATGTACTGCGTGAAGCTCTTGCTTTGATACGTTTGCAGGAAAGAATACATTTAAAGACTGACTTTGACAAATATACTGCTGTCTATCTGCCGCAAACTCTACTACCCATCGTTGGTCTATTTCCACGGCTGTTTTAAATACTTCTTTAGTGTATTCATCCAAGAAATCAAGATGTTGTACTGAGCCGCTATTTGTAATGATACTCTTCCAAACTTCGCTCGTATTCTGTCCAATTTCATCGAGAGCGAACTCCAAATACTCATTTTTAAGAAGGCTTGAACCACTCTTTGTCTTTTGAGTAAACGCGTTAGCTCTGTAAGGCTCAATACTAGGGCTTGTGTTCCCACAAATAATACTAGAGCTAGCATTAGGGGCAACAGCAAGAAGATGAGAATTCCTAATACCGTAACCAATGCCGTCAGGACACTCCCCACGCTCGGTTGCAAGTTGTCTTGTTGCACGTACTGCTTCCTCTTTTATTCGCTTAAACATTCTATTATTTGCGCCTTTTGCAAGAACGCTTTCGAATGGAATGTTATGTCTTTGTAAATAGGCGTGGAATCCCATTGCACCCAGGCCAATACTTCTTTCTCTTTCTGCACTTAACTTTGCTCGGTATAGCTCATCTGGTGCGTTCGCAATAAAATAATCCAGTACATTGTCGAGCATTCTTACGAGGTCAGGAATGAACTGGTCATTATCCTTCCACTCGTCATACTCTTCCAAGTTTACACTTGAGAGACAACATACTGCGGTTCTTTCACTTGTAGTTGCAAGAGTAATTTCAGAACAAAGATTAGAGTGATGTACCTGTAGTCCCAAATCTTTCTGAAATTGTGGTAAAGCTGCCTGAACTGTATCTTTAAACATAATGTACGGTTCGCCAGTTTCAACACGATTCTGAATCAACTTTACCCAAAGAGTTTTAGCTGATACAGTTTTTACCACTTTCTTACTATGTGGGTCGATTAACTTCCAAGAATCGTTAAAGCCTTCTACTTTCGTAGCTTGCTCAATTAGCTCCATAAACTCATTTGGTATAACAACAGCGTGGTGCAGATTAGTAGATTTTCTATTAACATCGCCCCCAGTTGGTTTACGAATATCCAAGAACTCTTCAATCTCAGGGTGAGTGATGTCCAAATATGCTGCATAGCTACCTCGTCTTGTTACGCCTTGTGAAAATGCTAACATTTCCGCATCGACTACTTTTAAAAATGGTATTACTCCAGTACTCTCTGACCCCGCAGAGGTTTTACTCCCTACAGAACGAATATCATTCCAGCACCCACCAATACCGCCGCCAACAGAAGAAAGAAAAGCGTTTTCTGTATAATGTCCAGTAATTCCTGCACGACTATCCTCCGCGTAATTGAGGAAGCAACTAATAGGCATTCCTCTGTTTGTACCACCATTTGTAAGAACAGGAGTAGAAAACATGAACCACAGCTTACTAGCATAGTCATACAAGCGCTGCGCATGTGCATCGTCATCAGCAAAAGCCTTGGCTGCACGAGCAAATGCATCTTGTGGGCTATTCTCGCCCTCTACTAAATATCTATCTCTGAGAGTTTTAATACTAAACTCAGACAGATAATTGTCTCTTTTATAGTCAATCTGCATTCATCATTCTCCGCGTAATCTCTGACACATTGTCAGCCCCTATTGCATCATCGCAATATGTAATTAAATCCATTAATTCATAATTTTTTAGCAATACTTCAGCATTCTCATTCAACTCTTGAATATACTTATACTTACCTGCGATAGGTACGCTATCATAGATAGACATTGCATCTCCATACTCATTAATCAACTGCTCTGCTCTCTTTGGCCCAATACCGTTAATACCAGGAACATTATCGCCCTTATCGCCTGTGAGACATTTAAAGGAGATATATTGGTCACGGTCTACAGCATAGTGCTCTGACCAGTTTTCTACTGTTACTTCTTTACGAGTTACATAAGAAAATCTACTTACTCCGTCTTGAACTAATAAATCCCAGTCACGGTCACTAGAAATTAGCCAAATATTGTCTAATCCATACTTCTTTTTATGTTTTACAAGGTGGGCAGCAAGATCATCTGCCTCTACACCTTGAAATCGAATCACTTTATAACTCTCAGAGAGTAACTCTAGTGTTTCTTCGTATTCATCAAAGAAGTCTATAAAGGCTTGCTTCTCTGCTTCAGTTTGTGTTTCATACTTATCTTTTCGATTCTGTTTGTACTCCGGTAAAATCTGCTTTCTGTAGCTAGAGGAACCCCAGTCGGCTGTGATAATCACATTACCACACTTATAGGACGTTGCTAGAGATTTTACTGTTGTTACATAATCATTTCGAAAGTCTGTTCTGCCTGCGTGTTTCCATCGGAAGGCTAAGTTCAGAGCATCGACTATAAGTGTCGAGCCTGATTGTATTTCATTAAAATTAAAAGCCACCGATAAACTCCACTGTTTCATTTGCTAACCATTCTTCGGCGAGTAGAGCATAGCAGCCTAGAAAAGATATATATATCCACTCTTTACATACTTCTGGCTTTTCTGCTGTACACACAAACACTTTAGAGCGGTCATATTTAAAAAATAATAAAGGCTTTTGACTGCCACCTTCTGCTTGTATTACTAACTTCTTCCACCAACGAATTAAATCATTCGTCTTTGGCTGTGTAAATATTCTATCACTTAATGGAGATTCTTTATAGTTCTTTACTTCGATACAGTAATGATTTCTTTGATTAGGGACATATAAGTCCCCTTTCAAATACTCAAGTGCACCAGATGCTGGAACTCTCTCAAACTTCAGTCCGGTCATCTCCCTCAACATATCCCGTACTAAGTACTCTCCCCTCGCTCCCTTCGCTCTTGAGTCTACCATCTTCTTCCTCTTGGTCTTGGGTTTTTATGTCTACTAACCCTACGTCTTTTCTACTATTTGCATACATCCACCAAATTCTACGTCTACCGGCTCCCATTAAACGACCTGCTAACTGTGCCAATTAGTGAGTCTCCCTCATCATGTTTGATATAAGATACTCCCCAATCAAAGCCTGCCCATTCAAGACCGTATCCAGCCTGTATGTAGTCTCCTTCGAACTCTTTGCCAAATACTCCATAAGTTGTATAAAGACCGTTCCAATTAGCTGTTACAGAAGTAAAGTCATAGTCCATACCTTCTTCTCCGTCCCATGTACCATAGCTATGAGCTACAGAGAGGAACTTATAATCCAATCCTAAATTTACTTCTTCATAGGTTTCGTCAAAATCACCTGTATAGTAGTACCCTGTCATTCCTGCGGAGGCAGTAAGGTCGCCTAATTCCCATGAGTAAGAGCCATATAAATCTACTTCAGCTCCATCACCTACATCTGCTATCCATACTCCTGCTGAAAAGCCTCCTGCTTCTATATCAACCCCCGCATTTAAAGAGTCTGCGTGTTGAGATATGCCTCTATAATGGTACTCTGATGTATATCCTATATTTCCTGAAAATTCTACTGCACCTACTATCGCACTTAGTAGGCATAACGATATTAATTTTTTATGTTTCACCATTTATTCCAATCCACTCACGTTTCCGTTCTTGACTACTTCTATCTTTTCTAGTAGAGGGTGCGTCCAGCCATGAGATACAATATAAGTATTGAGGTCTTCTTTCAATAATACTTCTACCATCTTCTCGCGACCTGCATCATCTAATACATTGATAACTTCGTCTAAAAATAAAATATTGATTCTTGATTTTGAAATACTACTCATTAACTTGCGAATTGCGATAAGGGTAGCAGTATTCACTCTAGCCAACTCTCCAGAAGAAAGGGCTAGAATATCTACTATGTTTCCGTTATCCGTAATTTGCACATTCAGCTTATCATTTGACACTACAAATTCGAGTGTAAAACGACCATCTGATAATTCGCCAAGATACTGATTGGTTAATTCTTCCAATTCCTTTACTAGATTCTCAATCTTATAAGCGAGTAATCCATTTGTGCTAAAAGATTTCTTTAGTACTTCTAAATTATTATCTAACTTAGTTTGCTCATCTAGTTCTGCTTGGCACTTCTCCAGTTGAGCGATAAACTCATCTGTTTGTTCTTGAATTACTTGGATTCTGGTGTTTCTACGGGTTCTATTGTCGTTTTCTCTTGATAATAATGCCAGTCGTTCTTTTGATCCCTGTAGTCGATTATGAACGCATCGTATGCGACTATCAAGCTCCCCTTTATCCACCGGCTCACTCTGTAAAGATTGGTCAATTGAACGATACAAGTCTTCCCAATCTTTTTTAGCTTTTGCATTAGCTGTAAAGATGCGGTTGTTTTCTTTAATTCGGTCGATTTCATTATTTAACTCCGTAATCTTACTTGTTGCTGTGGATGTTTTCTCAACTTCCCCTTCGATAAGACTCTGTTTGAACAAATTATCAACAGATTGTTCACAAGTGGGGCAGTGGTCTCCCAATCCTTGCAACTTTGTCAAAAGGCGTTGAGCACCCGCAGCGACTGCTTTTAAACTCCCTACTTCAGTTTGTAAGCCATCATAGCTTTCTAACTGTGTAACAGGAGAACTGTTTATAGCTACAATATCAATAGCTTTTAAGAACGTATTATATTGATTATTTTTACTAATTTTTTTATTTTTTTCGGAAATATTTTGAAGTTCTACTGTCAATGAAGCCAGTTCTTTCTCATCTTCCAATGTATCAATATCCAAATCTAACAGAGGTAGTATGTTCGTATCACTTAATTTATTGTCATTGAGCCATTTTTCAATGGTCAGTAACCTTGAAGTTATACTTGCAGTACTTAAAGCAGACTGTCTTGAAGCTTCTTTAAAAATATCAAATAATTCGACATAATGTTCTAAGTGCAATAAATCTATCAGGAACTTTTTACGATTAGAATCAGTTGCAGTAAGAAACTGTAAACTCGCATTTGTGTTCTGATACACTAACTGGGAGAACGTTTTAAAATCAATACCAATAATATCTTGAATAGACTTATAAGTATTTGTAGCTGTATGACTAGAAATATCTTCTCCAGCCTTCTCCAACTTTACTTTTATATTCGTACCCCTGGTTACAGTTATTTCATAGCTTTCGCCATCTTTAATAAAAGAGAGGTAGATGTTGTATCCTTTATTAACATAACGGTTTGGAATATCAGCTTTCTTGATACCTTTTGAGTTTTTGTTATAAAGAACTTCTTCAATGATTAACGGTATGGAGGACTTCCCCATACCGTTAGTACCAATGATTTGTGTTACTGTGTTATCGTCTAACTGTAGCTCGTTACCAGAACCATAGCTAAAGCAATTATCCCATTTCAGCTTTTGAAGCGTAATCATTATAAGTTCCTAGTATGTCTGGTATTTTATCTGTCGAGATTTCTAGAATATAAGTTAGATACTCTACTAGTTCTTCCTCGATGGTCATATCTTTGTCGATAATCAATGAGGCTTCTGTATTTCTCTTTACTACTTTCTTATCAAGAAGGTCAGAATTTTTAACGCCTGCTAAGTCCTGAATATCACCCTCTAACTCATATATAGTATGATGATAGGTTGTAGGTAGCATATCGCTAGGGTCTGATACTGTTTTACGAATCAACTGGGGCAGCTTAAACTCTTCCCAAAACCAGCTCCAATCTCCTTCGTTGATAAGTAAATAACCTGTTTTTACCTCGTTTCGATGAAAAGAAGTAGTCATAGGGCTGCCAGGGTAAACTATATTACGTTGCGTGTTGCTGTGTGAGTGTAGGTCGCCCGCAAACACTACAGGGAAATCTTCTAACAAGTCTAAGTCAATCTCTGGTTTTACATGCGGTGGAATCTCTCCACGAACATGAGTAAACAAAGGCTTAGTCTTATCAAAGTGGTCTAAACTACCCTTTCTATGTAAGTCTGCGTATGGAAGAATGCCATACCCTAAATCTTGGTCAATATAAGATATATCTACAATATGTATTAACGGATTAATGTCTCGTGAGACTTGTTTCAACTGTGTAAAGAATGTTTTATTCTTTTTAGTTGCTTCATGATTACCGTCATAGATAATGGTTGGAATCTTTACCGCTCGAATAAACGAGAAGTAAAGTTCCAACTCTTTCATATTTGGCAGCCTATCAAATAAATCACCTCCTATAATGTGCATATTGCACTCTTTCTCCAGTTCATAAATCTGCTGAAAGAATAGGTTATAGCGATTTAATGCCCACTCAACTGGGACATTCTTCTGCCCCAGTTTTATGTGCCAGTCTGCCGTATATAAAATCATCCGATGTTAAACTCTGCTTCTAGTGTTTCATCATCATTATCGTTGCTGCCGGTACGCAAACGGTCAAGAAGTTCTTTCTGTGCGTCTGGCGTTGGGCGGGGCATTACATCGTCCATAGACTTGAGGTCTGCAATAGCTGCAAGCTCTGCTTCGTCAAGAGGGCGATTCTTACACTTCAATACTTGTAGTTGGTACTCAACATTGTAGGGAAGTGGGCCAGTTTTAACACGCTTGAAACAAATGTCCCAACCGCTTGTTACATCTGTAGGGTCGCCAAGGCCGTCTTGAGCCGTTTGTACGATTTGTTCCCACAACTTCTTCTTTAGGTTTACAACTTTGACTTTGCCGTCTGCTGGGTCAATACACTGAGTGGCATAAGACCAGCCACACTTCAAGTCTGGGTAGTATTCGCGAACCCAATCTTTTTCTGTGTTATTGAAACGCTCTTGGTTTCGGTCGAAAGATAAACATTCCAATGGAAGATTTTTACCGTTCTCGCCTTCTATCCAATATACATAACGGGCAAGAATGTCGCCTACGATACGCATTTTGTTTTCGCCGTCTTTAAAATTGAAAGTTTCGAGTGATGATTTTTGGGCAGAGCCTTTTTGTTTGTTAAATGATATAGCCATTAGTGTAATTTCTCCTTTGTGACTTCTTCGTATAAAAAATGAACGGAATGCTCATCTATACTTAGTAGCCTATTTTCGTTTATGATTTCTAGTCCTACGGGTAAATGTAATAGGTCTAGTGTGGTTTTTTGTGAGGCAAAGTATTCTGGCAAGCTACGGAGTGCAGCAAGCGCATAATATTCTGCTATTTCACGGTTAGTATACTTATAGGAGTTGTACAGAAGTACATCGGGATGCAGCATGAAACTGCGTCCTGAGAAGTTTTTCTGAGACAGCATGTATATAGGGTCGTATCTATTTATAGGAATACGCTTAGTTATAAGCTTTTCCATAATACGATTACATGAAACAATATTACCTTTTGCTTCCTCATATACCTTCTGCCAATCATATAAGAACACTATTATACTCTCTTTTTGAGTCATTGTCAAGAACTATTTTTTTAAAGGTACTTCATATTCCAACCCTGCTTCATATAGAACCCCACCCTATTCGAAGCCTGTCTTTGTGCTGTCTTCCCTCTTAGGTGTATATCTATTATGACTGGGTCTACTTTCCCTTCTCGTTTTCGTATTACTCGGCCTACTAGCTGTGTTAATAGTGGTTCATTATTAACTGGTGTTGCAAGTATTAGGCAGCTTAAACTATCTACTGAGATACCTTCGGAGAATATTGCCTGTGTTCCATAAAGTACATTCTTATTCCCATTTAGTACTTCTTCTACTAGCTTTTCTCTTTCCTCGTGCGATACCTCACCTGTAACACAAACTGCTCTGTCACCTGTCAGCTCGGCGCAAGCTTTAAGAAAGCTAACTCGGTCGCTTACTACTAACACTTTATGCCCCTTTGCGGCGTAGGCCGCCGCTAGCATTGCTATCGTATGACGATATTCTTCATCATTTGATAATTTTGTTACTCGATTCGCCCAAGGTATGCTTGCACCGTCCATAAATCGTATTTCAGAATGAACTAAGTGGATACTAGGAACCATATAGTTTTCTTTTGGCGGTTTGAATATCTTACTACCAAAGAAGTCTCGAAACACCACATGTTTACCATCTTTTCTTTCTATAGTGCCGGAAAGTCCAATCTTATATCTACAGTAATTTGTATCTATAATTTTAGAAAAGGTTGGACTACTAACGTGGTGCATTTCATCGAGTATGATAGTCCCAAACTCTTTGCGAATCTTGTCTATATTTCGGTACAAGCTCTGAGTATTCCCAATTACGATTGGGTGGTCAATTTCAAATCTACCACTGCCTATAATTCCGGCTGTAATTCCATAGACTTTCTCTACTTCTTTTGCCCACTGGTTTCTAAGAGGTACTGTATGTGTTACGATAAGTGTTTTCTGCCCAAGTTTACCAGCTATGGCAAGACCTGTAAAAGTCTTGCCCCAGCTTACCCAGGCGTTTACTATAGCATTGTCTTCGATTTCGTCATATACTTCTTGTTGGCTTGGTCGAAGTGGAAACTTAAACTTAGGAAAGTCTACTGGTTTATAAAGCCGCTTATCCACTATCTCATAATGGTCAGGAATTAAATCAATTCTGCCAATGGGTAATGAAATCAACCCGTTACGAATTAACCCCATAGTTTTAATAACCTGTGGAGGGTCTAGCGGGTTGTGCGAAGGAATTGTATATGTAAGCTCCTTGTCGATTTGCTGCTGCAATTCGTCAGTGCAGTTCATATAAATTCTGTTGCTTATAACAGCTTTCATTAACTATGTTTTTCCAGAGTTTTTCTACACAGATCTAGAAGCTGTTCCATGGACAGATCGCCCTTCATCTGATTTTCTTCGCGAGTTAGAATACACATATTCTCCAAAGCATTGCCTGCACTATTATCCCAGTGGTCTAGCTGGTACTCTTTTGTTAAGTCCACTATCTCTCCAGTAAGGGCTGATACTGCTGTTTTATTCTCTACATCAAGTCCATGCCTCGCTATTAAAAAAGTTATTACGTCTTCAATGCCGTAGCTTATATCAATATTGCTTGCAATTTCTTTTGTCATTTTTTTACCTTTGTACTTTTTAAGTTTAACACGTATACTTTCTTTGGGATTGTTGCTGTTT